GAAGGCACGCATTTTTTTATCTCCTTCAAAGTCTTGACGCCAATCTATTCCAGCCGGTGGTACGTAGTTTTTTAAATCTTCTGCAAGCGTCCTCAACTCTGTCAGATTCATTTTCTCAGACCCCTTTTATGCTGATCGTCTGCACCTGTTTACGCTCTTCTAATATCCGCATCATGGCTTCGTACTGGCTTTTGATTTCCTGCATTTTGCGGTCGTGTTGGGCATCTAGGATTCCAGCTAAATCCTCACTGATCATTATCGTCCTTGCAGGCAGGCAAGCGGCCACGATCACTTTAACTTCAGACATGACTTCTCCTATCCCGCCTAATGGCAGGGGTGAATAAGGAAGGGGGTTAAGCTAATTCAGAGGGGATTTACAGCGGGGCAATACTTCGTCGTTACCATATCCCTCCCTGCATCTGGTAAGCCTCCCAGTAAAGCCAAGCGAAGAAGGCTAGGATCGCCCAAGCCAGGAGTTCGCCCCACGTGAAGGGCTGCTTTGCTTGTTGATTCATGGCTTCACCTTAATGCCAGCGTCTTCTAGCGCTCTTTTAATATCATCATAAAGAACGAATGCTTCTGGCTCAGATATATATTTTGTAGAAGGCATTTCTATAGCCAGCTCAGCGCGGGAGGCTTGCCATACCTCAAACGAAAATTTGATGGACTCATTGCCGAAGTTGAGCCCGGCATCACTTGGGAAGCCGAACCTTTTCAGATACCACGTCACAAACTCGTCCCGACTGCTCATGACTTTTCACCGTGGCGGGCATGCCGTTCTATTTCTTGCGCTTGAGTCGTAGCTGACGCGGTTGCTCCGCACAGAGGCTTCCAGAAGAAAAACCACTTTCGCCTCTGAGCCTGCCAGCAGCAGGGGTCTATTCCTAACGTCCGCACCTTAGCAATGCGATATCTGACCATCACGATTTCATCTCTTGCTTGTCACTGTGGCGGGCAAGGAAAGCCTTTACGCGATTCCAATTATGTGCCCTTGAGTCATAACCACGCGTAAGCTCTCGAACAAGCTTTGCTGCCTCAGCCAGCTCCTTCTGAAGCTCAGCTGCGTGTTTGTCACTAGCGGCACGGGCTTGCCATGCCGCCCATGCCGCCATTTTTGCGCCCACACCATAAACGGGGTTGCATGCTCTTTCCCAAGTCTCGAAATCTTCGCGTTCACTCATGACTCTATCTCCAAACTAAACATCACAAACGGCAGAAGGGATGCCCAGACGGGCGACTGAACCAGCGCAAGGGTCGTTACGGCAGTGGCAAGGAAGGCAATGACCATGATCATGATTTCACCTCTGGCTTGGCTGTGCGGGCTGCGTCGATGGATCGGTCCAGCAACTCATCAAACAAGTGCGAAACACCATTTCTAACAACGATATTGTTCCGGTTCTTTCTTCGCAGCCAGAGATACCGCTCAGCGTTAGCCCTCAGCGCATCACGCTCTTCTATAGCCAGACAATATTTCCGCTCGAACTCTTCGAACCCGTCATTGGCCCGTTTCAGGCATTCAGTAAGCCGCCCCACTTCTGCCTGGAGTGCGTCGGGTGCTGTGTATACGACCATCCCGTCTTTGATATGCGGGTCCCCGATGGGGTCAAGCACTATGCGCTCGCTCCCAACCTCACGGCTTAGGCTGCCAATCGCAATACCTTCAGCCGGTGCAGTACGGTCGGCGCGTGCTTTCCATGCGGCATACATGGAATCCTCCCGGCTTGTGTTGCCCGGAAGTGCCCACGTCTTCAGCCATGCGTTGAAGTCTTCACGCTCACTCATTTCCCGCCTCCAGCTGATCAATAGCGCTTTGTACGTCTCCAGCCTTTAGCTCGGAGAGTGCGTTCTGAATGGTCTTTTCTGCTTCGCGCAGGCGTTCGCAGAGGGCTAGGATGACGGCGGGGTTGGCTGCTGCGATGAGTCTGGCGTTGTCAAACCCACGGTCATCAATGCGAGGCCAAACCTCACATATCCCTGTATGGTCGTTTGCCTTGCCAACACTCAAGCCATCTCTATATGTGGCCCAAGTCCCCGGCGTTGCCTTCTTCGCTAGCTCAATCAATCCATCGATATCAATGTTCATGCGTAACGCTCCAAGCCAGATAGGCTATGACTGTGATAGTGAGGGTTAGGGGAGGGAGTAGAGCGGATATGAGGGTCATGGCTTAACCCTCTGTTTTGCGGTATCCAGCGTTGTACAAGCTCAAGCAGATGTGGAACGCCGAGTTCTCGATATCGGCAACCTCTAGCATCTTGGCTACTTCTCTATCTCGCTCTTCCGCTGCTATCTGCTCAGGGGTGCGGATTGGCTTGAAATCATCCGCTTGGCCCGCTTCCCACCCTTTAGAAAATTGTATTATCGCTAGCGGAAAGTCACCTCTTACATGAGCAACTATTTCCCCTTCTTCGCCATCAAAAATGCATCTTATGCCTACAGGCGGCAGCCCTTCGCCGTTCCAGGTTGCAGGATCTGGTCGCGCGCAAAACAGCGATTTACTACGGACATCTTCCGCACTATAAACAGACTTGCGCCACTCACTTTCCTCTGGCCAATAGCGCCAGGCTGAATCATGCACAATTCCATACCAGAAGCCTCCGGCGTAATGCGTAGCCCCTTCCGGTGCCTTGCTCCAATCAATATTCATTGCTGCCTCTCCCATACATTCGCGTTATTGAAGTCCTTCCAAAGCACTTGCCTACACCGCATCGCTGCTATGTTCTCCAGCTCTACGCCTGCGTCCATGGTGTCTATAACTCGATACCGAGCGCCTGTAGGTATGTGCCGCCACACGCTATCCAGAACGGCCTGCGCTGATTCTCGTAACGTTGTCATGGGGTGTACCTATGCGGCTGCTTGAGCCAGAAGGCGAAGGGTTCGGTTCTCGTCCTGAAGGGCGATGACTTGGTTGAGCAGAAGAAGCTCTTTGTCTATCGCTGTGCTGCGCTGCTTCTCTAGCAGGTCGATCTGGCGTCTTAGGTCTTGGATAAGCTTGCGTTCTTTGCTGGTCATGATGGCAGGCCCTCACGCATGACTTGCCGGACCCTGCGCTTGATGTAGTCGATCGTTACGCCAAGACCTTCAGCTATGTTCCGCCAGGAACATCCGTTGACGTGAAGCTCGTAGGCCAGGGCCAATTCTTCCTTCTGGAGGCATGACCATGTCTTACGCTTCTCGCCGTTCAGATGCCGTTCAAGCCATCCTGATTCGACGTGGTTGAAGTAGCACTTACGTAGGGCGTCGGCATCAACGTCGAGCTTTCTAGCAATTACTTTCCATGGCTCGCCTTGTTGCTTGAGCTTCCAAGTGGCAACGATTTGGTCTGGGCTGAAATGAGATATGCACATAGTCGCCTCCAACTGCGGGCGAGGTAGTTACTTCCGGCGAGCACTGTTCAGCGTGATGTCGTGCTCAGCCAGGATGCGATAGGTGTGTGATATGGCAATGCCTAGGTCCTTGGCGATCTCAGTGCCACTCAGGTCCATCATGTCGCGCTTGATGATCTCGGCTAGGCGGGCTCGCTCTGCCTTGGCTGCCTCGAAGGCTTCCAGGTTCTTGCCGCTGATGATTCCAACGAACTCGATACCGTGGGCTACTGCCTTCTGGCCTACCCACTTTCGATCACGTCCGAGCTTCTCAGCCACCTCGACCTTTGAGGCTCCTGTAGCAGCCATCTGGCGTATGGTCTGGATCTCATCGTTCAGCTTGGCCTGCCGCTGGGCTGCTCGCTCGATACGCTGGGCCAGCCGTGTCTTGGAATCCCGCTTACGCTTTGGCTTGGGATCTCTTGGCGAACCCTCCAGGCGAAAGTCGGTGCGGACGTTATAGGGTCTGGATACTGTCGGTACACTGATAATATCGATCTGCTTGCCTTGTTCGAGAAAGGCGTTCACCGCAGCAGAGAGATCGGCGCGGATAGCATCACGCGCCTCGATGGATGAGCGATCGATCATCATGCTGCATCCTCCTGGTTCTTCCGCTCTTGATACTTCCTAGCTGCCGATTCCAAGCTGGATACGATGCTTCCATAGACGTCCGCCGTGATCTTGGTCATGTCCGGATAGTCCTGCTCGAATCGCTTCACCGTGTTCATGTGGCAGCCCAGAAGGATCTCATCCAGCCTTTCTACCTGGGCTTTAGTGATGTACTGAGGCGCTTGAGGCTGGCTCTTGCCGCTCGCTGTGTTGGCATCGTCATCCTCCTGAGCGATACCCGCGAAAGCCGCCAAGCTATAGCGTCTGTAATATGTGATCGCACTACCTACTCCTTGAGGGTCCTGCTTGACGCATGGGCCTAGCAGTTCGTTAGCGATCCACTGTCCAGACTCGTGCATCAATACCGTCTCAACGCCAACCTTGCCTTCGCTGAAGAAGGGCATCTGTACGATGCTCAGGCCGTGCTTGCTCAGCACCGGGCGGGAGGTGTTCAGGATCTCGGCAAGATCGGCGTACCGGTTCTTAAAATGGGGATTCACGCTGGCCTTGCTGGCGTTCTCGATTTCCGCCTGGGCAGCAGCAAGCGCCTTCGCCAGTTCGGCAATGGTTTCGGACATTTTCATTCGGTGTTTCTCCAGGCAGCCGAATCATGCATGGCTGCATAAAGGGGAAGAGGGAGAGTGGTGTTAAGCGGCGGTTTCAGTTGCCAGAGAGGAAGGTGAATGCTGTCGCTGCCACTCGTGGAACCTGTCCATTGCCAAGGGCTTTAAGTCTGTCCACCCGGTGGGCCATCCCATTAGCCACTCGACCCACGTCGGGTTCAGAGGGCCACCGACAACCTGGGGGAGGCATTCGCCCTGCTTTCCGCCCGTTCTTTCCAGTCTGCTTCGACCTGGTGAGCGATAGTCCCTGGCTACTGGAGTGGGCCACAATCCAGATACGGTCGCGCTGATGGGGCGCTTGGCAGTCGGATGCTGATAAACAAGACCACTCCGCGTCATACCCCAGTTCGGCAAGATCACCGAGGACCACGGCAAGACCTCGTCCCATAAGCATTGGTGAGTTTTCCACGAAGACCCAACCAGGTCGTACCTCGCCGACGATTCGAGCCATTTCACGCCAGAGCCCTGAGCGTGCGCCGTCGATACCCTTGCCATTCCCGGCAATTGATATGTCCTGACACGGGAATCCGCCCGAAACCACGTCAATAAGGCCTCGCCATGGTCTTCCGTCAAAACTGCACACGTCAGACCAAATCGGGAAAGCTGGTAGGGCTCGATCGTTTTGCCGTTGCGCAAGAACTTGTGCTGCGTAGGCATCACACTCAACGGCGCAGATGGTGCGCCATCCCATGAGGTGGCCGCCGAGAATTCCTCCACCAGCGCCCGCGAATAAAGCCAGCTCATTCATTGATACCTCAGGCTGTGATCTGACCAGCTAAGCCAATCGTTATGATGATGAGGGTGTAGAAGAGAAGGCCGTCTATCATGCTGCCACCTCCAAGCCATTCAACCGAACCCAATACTGATCAAACACCCGCTCGCTGATGTCGCCATGCCTAAAGGCAAACACCAGAAGGCTTGCTGCTAGCTGCCGTCCTACGCTTGTGGTCGATACAACCCAGACATCAAGGATCTTGCAGGCTGATTGCTCACGCTTGGCTAGATAAGCCTGAGCCTCCATCAGGGTGCGATCAGCGCTTTCAAACGTCTTCTTGCAATCTGCCAGTGCTTTCATGAGGTCCATCAGCTTGCTCTCCGTGTCAGCATGAGGTTCAACTGGTAGGTAGCAACGTTTGCCATGTACCAGCCGCGGGATTTGGGTTGGGGGTGGTCGTGCTTTTCTTCAGCCGCAATCTTTCGGCGTATGGCTTCGCGCTCGGCCCGTCTACGCTCTGCGGTGCCGTCCAGCTCGTCGGCCTCGGCAGATAAGTCAGCTGCTTTCTTGCTGTAGAACTCAGCGAAGTGGCCGCCTAGCCTTGCCTGATGCCGGTACTCCATTGCCTCAGCTCGAAGCTCTCTAACGCGCTCAGTTACGTCCATCGCTCTGTCCTTGCCGGGCCTTACGCTCCAGCTCTTCAGCTCGCTCAATCAGCATCGTTGCTACGAATAGCGGGTACGACGCGGCCTGACGCCTAAGCTCAGAAGCTCGGGCGCTTAGTTGTTGGGTGGTCATGGGAACTCGGGAAAGGTTGTACTGGGTTGATCCGGCAGGCACTGAACTCCTGCATCCTGAGACCGTATCTACTGGGGTGGTGATCAACCGGCTTCGATACGGGTTCCCGTCAGCCCGGGCATTCGGATCAACCCACTACAACCTGAAGCCATACCCCTCCGTAGAGGGGCAGGGAACTGCCTTACGCTTAAGCGGGGCAGGTGGTGCGGTTACTCATTAGCGGTTAGGCTCAGGGTCCTGCTCGTGCCAGGCCTTTATCTTTTCAAAGGCCTTGGTTCGGTCGTCACGATTCAGCGTTTGGAATACGTGGTACGCGATGGTCCATGATGGGCCATCTACCTCAACCTTGCTTCGTTCAGTCCAGACCGTTGCCTTGGCTGTGTTAGGCGCTCGCTTGACCATCTCGTTACCTCCAGTGGGTTTAAGCGACAGCCAGCTAACTCGAACTGGCTGCCTTAAACCGTCTGAGTGCCTGTTTTTTACAGGGGCAGGCTCCCTGCTTCCTCACTTTCCACAGTCGAGGAGAGACCTTAGACTGAGCGTTCCACAGTCGAAGTAAGGAATGTTGTCGTGGCTAATTATCTGGTACGTGTTGAGCTTTTTAGGGCAAATGGTGAGGACTACAACGACCTTCACGAGAAGATGGCAGTGCTTGGTCTAGATAGAAAGGTGCTGTTTTCAGATGGCAAGTATTACAAGTTGCCTATTGGCACCTACTTCGGGTCAAGCAATCTTGAGCCAGGATCTTTGAGAGATGCGGTGAGAAGTGCTGCCGATCCTCTAAGCTCCCCTCGCGATGCTTCAATCTTCGTTTGTAAGTCTGAAGATTGGTCTGCTTTCCTCTATGAGGATTGAGTCGAACTACCCTCGCGACCTTCTCCGCTGAAGGTTCTATGGGCGTGTAGCTTCAAAATGCCCATCGCAACACTGAAGGCATCGTTAAAGCTGATGCCTTCATCATCAGCAATCTCCTGAACCAAGTCTTGAACCTGTTTACTTTGAGCTTCGTTCATGTCTGATACTCCTGGTTGTCATCCCAAAGCGCCCGACCTATGCAGGCGCTTCAGTGATGCTTTCCTCTCTCAACCACCTTCCTTGCTGCGGGTCCTCCCGACATCTCATGTCCGCTACTGGCGTCAACATGAGCAGCTAGTGGCTGATCGCATACAGAGCTTGGGCCTGTATGGGTGCATTGCCGTCACACCGTAGGGCAGTCTGTTTAACCTCCGTCGGCAAGCCGGGACTGCGGAGGGATTCTGAATTGTGAAAGAGCAGGGCTTGGTAGCCGGTGAAGCGTCTCGCGCTTCGATGGGTAAACAATACAATCTGTATTCATGGGTGTCAATACGAAATGTACTAAAAAAATACGCAGGCGTAAAAAAGCCCGTACTGAGACGGGCTTCATATCGAAACTGTGTGCTATTAGACGGGGATGAGCGCTCGGACCACTACGCCAACAATCCGGCAATTGCCGTTTATCTTCATCATTGGGTAGATCGTATTCAGAGGCTTAAGGAATTTCTGTCCGGCATCCTCTATATACATTTTGAAAGTCGCTTCATTGCTATCAATTAGCTTCGCAACAACTAGCTTGCCTGATACTGCCTCAACGCCAGTATCGACAAGAATTCTTGTGCCTTCAGGGATGCTTCTACCGGCGCTTGCCGTCATCGAGTCACCCTTAACTTCCAGCCAGAAGGCTTTTCCTTTTGCTTGATAATCGCTCACTTCGAGAGGCCCATCTTCCCCAGGGTGCACGTGCTCTAGGGCTTCAGCCCAAGCGCCTGCTTGCACCCAGCTTAAAACTGGATATTTGAACAGGTTCTCGGAGTGTAGTTGCAAATCGACATTAGCATCAAAGCTATTTTTAACTGAATCGTTCAATACAGGCTGAAGAAGCGAAATTCCCAGCTCCTTCATGATGCGGTTAATCATGTCTAGCTTTGGCTCACGACGCTCATTCAACCAATGACCGATCGCGCCCTGAGTCACGCCCAAGCGTTCTGCTAGCTGCTCTTGTGTTACGCCAATTTCCGCCATGCGGGCCTTGGCTCTCTGGGTCCATTTTTCCATGCGCGGCATATTACGCGCTGTATTAATCCCTTCAACGCACAAACTGTATTGCATTCTTGCACTCTTCCAGTACAAAATGTATTATCAACTCAACAGACGAGGACGCTTTATGAGCAACCTGAAGGAAACACGTAAGCGGGTTGGCTTAACGCAAGCCGAACTCGCCGCCGCAGTAGGTTTAACGCAAGGGGCAATTGCCCACTACGAAAACGAACGGCGAGAACCGGGTTTAGATGAATGTCGATCGATCGTTAAGGCCCTGAACAAGAAGGGCGCCAAAACTTCGCTAGACAAACTATTCCCACCCAAGCAACCAGCAGCAGCTTAACCAGAAACACAGGAGCAGTACCCGCAATGAGCAACCGTAGTACGTACCCGTACCCATCCAAAGCGATGCACGACAACGAGATCAAGATTCGCCTTGATGCTGAAACCTACCGCCTGATCGAGGCCTTGGCTCAGTTTCATAACGTCAAGCGTGCCGTTGTCGCTCGTGACCTCTTAGAAGCCCAATTAGCTGCTCTGTATACCGATTATACCGAAGACGAAACTGCGGCCTGAAGGCCCTATGGCAGGGCCTATGAATGAGCAATCCGTTGTACTTCGACACAAGGCTAAGGCAGCACTCAAGGCTGAGGCAGAACGATTAGGGATAAGCGAGGAGGAACTTGCAGTAGGGATGTTGAAAGACGAGTTGAGAAAGCGGTTCGTACCCAAGATCACCAGGGCATCGATCCACTCAATTCGGCAGAAGCGTAGCGGGACAGATGATTAGAAATGAAAAAGCCGGTGGCTAGACCGGCTTAATCAACAACACAACATGCGAGACAGATGATGACAAACGTAATCCAGCTTAGCAAGTCCCAAGGGTTCACCCGCATGGACAACAGCCTTATCGATGCTTTGATGGCTGTCGACCTGCCAGCTCGTGAGTTGAAGGTATCGCTCTTCATCGCTAAGGCGACGATCAATTTTCAGACTGGCCCGGTACGCATCAAGGCAACTGACGTATCCAAAGCAACAAACATCCATCCTGACGTTGTATCCAAGGCAATCAGTCATCTGCTGAAGCGTCGGATCATTTTCCGTGTGGGTGGTGCTCGTGGCGATATCGGTCTTTGCGACCCTAAAGAATGGACCTATTACGAATGTCCGAATCAGACCAACAGAGCCGACTCGGACATCAATGATAACGTCGTCGAAATGGCGAAACAGACCAAAACTGACGACTCCCTTCTTTATACTAAGAATAAACCCCTAGTAACTGTTCCTACGGAACAGATTACTGCCCCCCAGGGGGCTGCTCAGGCCGATCAAAGCGAACAAGGCGAAGAGCCAGTCGAGCAGGGCGAACCAGAAGTCACCGCTAAACCTGTCCTGGTTACTTTCGACGGTGAAGACTTCACGGTTGATCCTTCCCTGATCACCAAATGGACCAAGGCGTACACACCGATCGACGTTGAATCTGAGATCGTTCGTGCAGCTGCCTGGGCTTCCGGTGCCAAGCGCAAGAAGAATTACCGCCGTTTCCTGGTCAACTGGCTGAGCAAGGCATTCAAGGAAAACCCGAACGGCGCTGACGAATCCAATATCCCTGTCGACAAGATCATCGCTCTGTACCACAAGGTCTGCCCGAATCTGCCAAAGGTTGCAGTTGAGACCGATCGCAAGCTGCGCAGCATGATCGTTGAGCGTTGGAACGAGAGCGAAGGACACCAAAACAGCACCTTCTGGCGTACTCAATTCGAGCGGGCAAACCTGCTGAACGATGTTTACTACTGCGGAGAGCGCGTAAAACCTCGCCTTGAAGTGATCTGTAGCCGTGCCGTGTTCCGCCGCCTGGAGGAACAAGCATGATCGAGTTGCATAGCTTGGAAGCTGAGCACGGCCTGTTAGGCGCGATGCTGATGCAGCCTCACCTGATCGACGTGCTAAGTGATGACCTGTCTGCTGATGCTTTCGCATGGCAGGAAAACTCTGACCTGTTCCGCTTGATCCTGACCCTGCATGACGAAGGCCAGCCGGTTGATGTGATAACCCTTAGCGATCGCAAGCCAATGCTGGCTAACGAGGTTAAGACTCTCCCATACGCTGCTGAGATCCAAGCCAACACGCCAAGCGTTGCCAATGCCAAGACTTACGCCAAGATCGTTCGTGAGCGGGCCATCTCTCGCCAGATAGCCAGCGCTGCATCGCAGATCCTGGAAATTGCCCATGATCAGGCAAGCATCGAAGACAAGCTGGCTCAAGCCCAGTCGCTAGTGATGTCGCTGGATCTGAAAGGGGCGGGCGGTGAAGCCAAGATGATGGCTGACATCCTGAGAAGCCATGTTGAGATTCTTCAGGCTCGCCATGATCGCTCTGTGCAGGGAATTGCGATCGAAGGGCTATCTACCGGCATTCCTGATTTGGACAAGTTCACACAGGGCCTCAAGCCTGGGCAAATGATCGTTGTTGCTGGCCGTCCTGCCATGGGCAAGACAACCCTAGCCATGAACGTGGCTGCTGATGTTGCTATTAACCAGAAGAAGCCAGTCGTGGTGATCAGCCTGGAGATGAGCGACGAACAGTTGACCGATCGCCTATTGGCCGCAGTAGGTGGTATTCCGCTGCCCGACCTCAAGAGCGGTAACTGCACACACAAGCATAATGTTGAGTTAGCTGCGGCAACCTTGAAGTTACGTGACGCACCGATCGCCGTATCAGACGTTCCAGTCATGACCATGCCGCGCATTCGATCAGTAGCCCGTCGCCTGAAGCACAAGATGGGTGGTCTTGGTTTGCTGGTCGTTGATTACTTGGGGCTGGTTGAGGGTGACGGCAATGGCCGCACCGAAGACGTAACCGCTATGTCTCGCCAGATCAAGCTGCTGGCTCGTGAGCTTGGCTGCCCGGTGATGATCCTTTGCCAGCTTAACCGCGGCTGTGAGGCTCGCCCTGATAAGCGTCCAGTCCTGAGTGACCTGCGTGAATCCGGCGCGATCGAGCAGGACGCCGACATCGTGATGTTCGTTTACCGCGACGAGGTGTACTTCCCAAACACCCAAGACAAAGGGATTGGCGAAGTCCTGATTCGCAAAAATCGAGACGGCGAGATCGGCACCGTTCTGACCTGTTTCCAAGGCGATAAATCCCGTTTTGTTCCTTTAGCCAACTATTCCCGCGCAGTAGAAGCAGGGGAGGACTGGTAATGGCCGTACCTATCAGTTTTGCACTAGAGCAGGTCCTCATCGATATGCGTAACAAGCAGACCACCGAAGAAGGCCGCAATCGTGCGCAAGACATCATCGAAATGCTGATTGCCCAGCGTCAGCAAGCCACTCTGGAATCCCTGCGAGGTGCAGCATGAGCAACGTAATCCCTTTTGACTACCAGGGTGTGCCGGTCCAGTTCAATCTGGATGGCTGGATCAATGCGACAAAAGTGGCCAAAGACAGTGGCCTGCGTATTGATAACTGGCTGCGCAACCAAGAGACCGAAAAATACATTGAGGCCCTGAGCCGTCATTTAAATACCTCGAATCCGAGGGATTTAGTTCTGACCATTAAAGGCCGCAATGGCGGCACTTGGCTGCATCCCAAATTGGCGGTTGCCTTCGCCCGCTGGGTATCTGCTGACTTTGCCGTTTGGTGCGACATGCGCATTGACGGTCTGCTGCATGGAAACCTGACTCTTCGCCAGCGCTTCGACCAAGCCTGCCGAAAGCTAGATGACGCCAAAGACCTAGCCAGCATGAATGGCCGTGAGCTTGCTCGCTGGAGAAACCGAAAGCCAGCTCTTGAGCATGAGGTAGACCACTGGCGTACCCAGCTTCAATTAGCCCTGAGCTTTGAGGGAGACGCAGCATGAGCAATCAAAAACTATGGGCAGTGCACATGCAGGGCCCTGACGAAATCATGGCTATGGCTAGCCACGAAGATGCAGAGAAGTTCTGCGCGTATTTCGAAGACTTTGCCGCTAAGCATCCGCGCCTGCCGAAGGTTGACTGCCTGATCATCGAATGGCCTTCCTCTGCTGAAGAACATGCTGAGGATCTTCTGGCTCAGGGAGAAGGGGAGCGCTCATGACCACCATCTGTGAGCGTCATTTGCAGATCATGGGGAGGGAAGCGGCATGATCGAATTAAGGCCATGCCCGTTCTGTGGTAGCGATGCTGAAGCAGGAGACGGGTTCTTGCCGATGGAAAGCATCGTCTATGTGTGGTGTAAAAACCATGAATGCTTAATGAGTAATGGCGTTGACATTGGTTTCGGGATTGATGACTGGAACAGGCGAGCGGCGTTGGTCGTACAGCTCCCAGAAGAACAACCCGGCTACATGTACTACGCGCCGGATGTAGTGGATGCCATTGAAGCCGCTGGTGTGAGGGTAAAGCCATGAGGACCTACACCCTCACTACTGACCAGCTCAGAGAGTTTGCAGAAAGCCTGTTCGATGACGGCTACCGCTGCGCCGCTACTGTGAGCGAGAAGGGCGACCCAATGGACGTGTTCCGTACCGAGGCGTACTTGCACGCTCGCTGCCGTGATGTGGAGCCTCGTCTGTTCAGCGTGGGAGGTAAGCAATGAATAACGAAATAGCTGCCTACATCGGCTGGGCATTCATGGGATGCATCGCAGTGTTCGGTCTGGCTGCATTGATGACCTTAGCCATCCTTACGGTGAGGTCCTTAGGTGGAACCCTGTTTAGGGAGCTTAGGGCGTTGTATGACGTGCGGACTTTAAGAAATCACCTTCATCAACTCCGTGCCGAAGGGAAGCTAGTGAGCAAGATACCGGAGGATGGCCATGTCTGAGCGCATCTTTCGTATCAACGAGCAGGCTGGCCTACGTGCCGCCTTCCTCGCCGCCTGGAACCTCGCAGGCGGAATGATCGGCAAGGCCAAGCATGGTCTGGAGATCGTCGTTCGCCCGATGAAGGACAAGCGCTCAGTAGCCCAGAACAGGCGCTACCACGCCTTGATTCGTGAGCTGTCCGCTATCGCATGGCTGGATGGTCGCCAGTACAGCAAGGAAGCATGGCACGAGTGGGCCAAGCAGGAATTCATTGGCTGGGAAGACCTGCCCAACGGACAGCGCCGAGGCATCAGCACGACGACGCTCAGCATTGAAGACTTTGGTAACTACATGACCCAGATCGAGCAGTGGGCAGCTTCGAATGGCTGGCCTTTGATGATGGAGCACGCAGCATGAAATGGCATTTCATAGATCAGCCAGAGCAAACCATTCAGTACTACGTCCTTCATGCAATGGAAGATGGTTGCTGCCAGGGATGCCATGTGCGAGCGAATCTGAGACGAAAGGGAAAGGAATTCAGCATCGAGCAGATCCGAGCAGCCATGCAGCGGATGCAAAAGGCGGGAATCATCAAGCGCGAAAGAGGCCTTTGGCTGCTGACGGAGCAAGCAGCATGACCTTCCTGCGTCAGCGTCAACCCGCGTACCGATCAGACCGTTGGCTAGCAGCTGTCCGGTCACTAGAGAACTGCGTGCTGTGTGGGGCCTATGGCGTCCAGGCAGCACACCGAAATGAATCAAAGGGAATGAGCATGAAGGTTGATGACTGCTTGAGCGCTGCCCTGTGCCCAAGCTGCCACCACGAGATCGACAATGGTCATCGGCTGACCAAGGAAGAACGCCGCGCCGAATTAGACAAGGCGGTACTGCTAACCATCCGTGAGCTGGCCCAGCGTGGCCTGATCGAAGTCAAGAAGGTGAAGCCATGATGCTGTCAGAAAAGACAAAAAACCGTTTTGGCTGGGTAATAGGCCTGATGCTCGCTATTTATGCCGCAGCTTCATTCGGGACGTGGGATTTACGGCCATCAGAGTGGGGGACGGGCTTGCGAACTTTGGCATCTGTTTCATGGCTTCTCAGTTCAATCTTGGCATGGACGTTCCCACGATGAGCCTGATCATAGACAACACAAACCCAAGTGCTGTGACGGTGAAGGGATGCGGCGAGCCACAGACGTTCGACAACTTCGAGGAGGCCTGCCGGTACGCGGACAAGGTATACGAGGCCAAGCGATTCCCGAAATGGCCTGATGACCAGACTTCATTTCCCTTCCTGGAAGCATTTGACGAAGCGCGTACTGATCGCGTAGCGGCATCTCATGGCGACGGCGAGCACTACCAAGTCGGTGATGAATGGCTGCGTGAATATGGACTCATGGATGGTGCCCAATGACATCTCTCACTCTCCCATGGCCGCCCAGTAATAACACCTACTACAGGCGAGTAGGAGCCAAGACGCTGATCAGCGAGAAAGGCCGCTCCTATACGCAGTCAGTTGCAAAGCTCTGCTGGGCAACACGGACACCAAAGCATGAAGGCAGGCTACGAGTGGAGATCACAGCCTATCCGCCTAACAGGGCCACAAGAGACCTCGACAACCTGTTCAAGGCTCTCTTGGACTCCTTGACCAAGGCAGGCGTCTGGAATGACGACAGCCAGATCGATGACCTGCGCATTATTCGCGGCCCAGTAAAGGCCGGTGGATTGGTACAGATTGAAATTGGAGAACACCCATGCGCTTAACTTCTGCTCGTATTGCTTGGCATGACTGCTTTTACCAATCCCGAGTTAGTGTCCTGGCTGTCGCAGAAGAAACAGCGGCGCTAGGCTGCTCAATTCAACGCACAGAGCGAGATAGCCGCACATACGTGGCAATGCACCAAGCGGTGTGCGGACGCATCCAGAAGGCCATACAGACGCTTCCTCTGCATCTTCGTACCTTCGGCGACTGGATGTACTCTCCACTCGCCACGGATGATCAGAAGGACTTTGCTGAAGCACTGATCTACCAGATGGCTCATATCAAGTTCGAGATGACCCTGAAGAAGAAGGAGAAGGCCAGGGCAGTCGCTCGGGCCGTCCTGTTCCGTTACCGTCGGATGCACCAAGGTGGGCAGAGTGAGGGCATAGATCCACTGGCTAAGCCTGAACACTTTCGTACATGGGTAGAGCTTGAATGCGGCGTAAAGCTCAGTGAGTTCAACTTTGTCCGCGAGTGGGAAGAGTACATCGATGCGTGCTTTAACGTGTGCAATGACCTGGACAAAGAAGCCTTGAAACCAGTCGCTCAACTCATCGGATCAATGCGACAAGCGGCATAGTGAATATTGACGTTATAACATTTGCATTTTGATTTAGATTTGCTATGCTTTTCTCATAATTTAAGACCTCACCCAGAAGAAACCCGGCCACTGTGTCGGGTTTTTTATTGCCTTAAATAAGGCCCTAATTAGTCCCGCATGCGTGCTCCCGTACGGACAACAGCCCCATGACGGACCAATAGACAGGTATGGATTGGCTGATGCCGGTCGCCTGTCACCCTTTAAGCCAAGCGCCTTGGCACCCGCTGCACCCCTCATAGCGGGTTTTTATAACCGGCGTCTCGTATGGGCCATAGCCTCAGCAACGCCAAAGAGGTGAAGCAATGGACCCAAACGATCTAGCAGGCGGTAACCCTGCCGGATGGCTCACAGCTGGAGGAATAGGGCTTGCCTGGGGCCTTAACTGGCTACGCAAGTACATGTCCAGCACTGGGGCATCGGTAGCGAATGATCGAGCAGAGAAGGACATGCTCGAACGCACTCTGGCCCAAAACGAAAAGCTCAACTCGCAGCTTGAGGCCGTAACCAAAGAGCGCAATGACATGTACAGAACGGTGGGTGAACTCACCGGGACCTTGAAGGCTATGAAGTCGCAACTGGATTTGCAGGAAAGCCACATCAGTCAACTAACGTCAGAGGTCGCGCAGTTGCGCCAAGCCTTGCAACGGAGTGGCCATGAACGGCGAAACGGTGGTGACCAGAGCCAAGCACTGGTGGAAGCGGGTTGAGATATGGGTGGCCGCTGCGCTTCTTGTCCTTAGCGGAATGATCATCGGCTATCACCTTGCGATGTTTAGTGCAGGACAGGCAATGACTGCAGAGCTTGCCAATATCCGGAAAGCCTACAACGAGGCGCTGGTAAATCTGGCGAAGACGACAGGGCAGGCCGCTACAACCGCAGCCTCAGCCGCACAGACATCAAGCCAAGCTGCCAATCAGGCGGCTCAGCGAGCTAATCAAGCACTGCAACAAGTGCAGCAGAGCAACACAGAACCCAAGCAGTAGGAAAGATTATGGCTATCGACATGGCAAGGCTTCAGCGTCGTCTTGCCGCCAAGGAAGACAAGCGCAACAAGCCGTATCTGGACACAGAAGGGAAGCTGACAATAGGTATTGGTCGCAACCTTGACGACAAGGGCCTCAGAGACTCCGAGATTGCCTTTCTCCTGGCTAACGATATCGATGATGCAATCAAGGATGCCTTAGCTGTGGTGCCTCGCTACCAATCGCTGGATGGCGTGCGGCAGGAAGTCATGATCGAGATGGCTTTCAACCTGGGCCGATCCCGCTTAGCTGGCTTCAAGAAGATGCTGGCAGCCATTGGTAATCAGCAATTCGACCTAGCCGCTACTGAGATGCTGGACAGCAAGTGGGCCAGCCAAGTGAAAGGGCGCGCCAAAGAACTTGCTCAGGCAATGCGTACCGGCACCTGGGGCTAACCCATGCAATCCATCCTGCTCAAGTGGGGCATAGCTGCTGCTATTGCTATCGGCTGCCTATTTGGAGCCTACCAGCATGGAGTGAACGTCACTAATGCAAAGTGGGAAAAGCAGCAGAGTGACACCCAGGCCGCGCAAGCAGCGCTCAGGGCGCAGGAAGAGAGAACGGCGCGAGAAACCGAACAGCGCCGTCAAGCTGAGATAGAGAGTATCCGAGCCGATGCCCAGAAGCAGATCCAAAACGCCCAGGCTGACGCTCGTGATGCTGACCTTGCTAGTGAGCGGCTGCGTAAACAGGCAGATCGTCTCGCCCAGTCCGTCCGTAGCTGCCCCAGCCATACCGGTACTGCCGGTGGAGGCAAGACAGCCCCCGGCCCCGCAATGGTGTTATCCGACGTGCTTGGCCGGATGGATGCACGAGCAAGAGAGCTGGCTGCAGCTTATGACCGATCAAGGATTGCCGGCAGTGCCTGTCAGTCCGCTTACGATTCAATCCGAAACAACCAATGACTGAGGTGCTTATGAGTAATCTGCAACCGCATCAACAACGAGTAGTTGACGAAAAGGCTGAAGTAGATGAACGCCTCCGCAAGCTGGACGTGTTCATAACATCCAATCCGATCTTTGGAACGCTTTCGGACAAGGAACAGGAGTTGCAGACCGCTCAGCGTGGAGCCATGAAGGAATATTCAGACATCCTGTCCCAGCGTATCGACCTGTTTTAAACCCAACCATAAGGCCAGTGACCGAGTTTGAGTAGTCCGGCGCGGCAACCAAACGAGGAAGAGTCACATGGCCGGTGTAACGGTAACAACCCTAGACCAGTTCAATGAGCTGGAGAAGCGCGTAGAGGCGCTAGAAGCTGCGATCAAGGATTCAGGCAAGCCTGATACTACTTCGCCGGCACAAGAGCCTCAGAAGCCCGTAGAGACGCCTACAACAGCATTGAGTCTAGTGCCCAATGCTCAGGTAACGGGTGGAGACTGGGATAATGGCGTTTGGATTGCTGACGACACGGCCCGTATCTCGGTAGCTAGCGACCCTGCGCTGAAGATCGGAATCATCGGTGTAGCGGGTGATGGAGTAGCGCGTAAGGTCAAGAACGTCGAAGTATTCGGCGACAAGACCAGCGTAACCTTTGAGGGTAACAAGCTGGATCCAAGCAAGGTGGCTGGTAAGGCGGTGATCTTCACTGTCCCAAAGTCTGAGGGGTCGGCCAATGTGCCGGCCAATGAACCTGTAAGCATTCCGGACACAAACCAGAAGCAGGCTATCCCGCTCATCTGGTGGAATCTGGTGGGGCTGGGTAATAACCCCTACGTCCAAGGCGCAGTGCTTGAGACTCACTACCGCGAGCCGCAAGAGCGTCACTGGAAAGAGATCCAGCAGCACAACATCAAGGGTATTCGCCTAGTGACAGCGGTGGAGAGGTTTTGGCAAGGCTCGCAGTCAGCTGGTCTAAACCCCGCATACGTTGCCCTGATCCATAAGCAGTACAAGTGGGCAGGTCAGTATGGCGTAACCCACATGAACATCGACCTGCATAGCTATCTGCGTGTATGGCGAGTCGTTCCGGCCGGCACCAATAAACCCGGCTACCTGTACATGGACTTTAACGGCAAGCGTACTGAATGGACGCCTGTTGGTGCTCCAGGTGGTATGAGCTATGACGATTACGCCTGGCTAGTAGCTGCGGTATGTAAAGAATTCATGCAGTACCCGAACTTTGAAGGGATAGGTGCTGCTAACGAGCCTCATAACCGAGGTGAAAGCGACTTCAATATCGAGCAAGGCTACAAGGCCAACGTCCAGAAGATCGTTGATGCATGGCCCAGCAAGACGCACAAGCTTCACCTGTGTGGATGTGGATACGCCACAACCCGCAACTGGGTGGCTGTATCGAGCTGGATGGCATCGATCAAGGATCCGCACAAGATCATTGTCTTCGAAGGCCATAACTACCTGGATGGAAACACGGGTGGCGGTGGAGCCTGGGCTAATCGCAATGAGCAGATCCCGGAAGGCAACTTCATCAAGATGGTTGAAAGCTGGGTGAAGTGGGGCGAAGACAACAATGTCGCGCTGTTCATGGGTGAGCATGGCTATCCATCGGGCAATACCTCAGCTGAGAAAGCTACAGCCAAGGGTCTGGACTACCTGATCAGCAAGCGCGTGCCGTCTGCCCAGTGGGAATACGGTCCAGGCATCCCTAACGGTGATGTGCTTGGCCTATCCGATGACACCTTCGCCTACAAGGCCAGTCGAGTGCCAACGGTCGATCGTGCAAGCAAGACCACCGACAAATGGGGGCCAAGAGCCTAGGTGAAGGCCATGACACAGTGGAAGGTCATAGACGCAGACGGTCGGGCCTTCGTAGTAGAGGCTCAGACCTACGTACAGGACAGCACCAGTGCCCGCTTCTATGTGGGTGCTGAGCTGGTTAAAGAGATACCAAGGGCTGTGTTCGTTGAGAGGGTGATTGAATGAGCGTCATGAGCAATCAGGTAGGTGCGGAACTGCTTAAGGCCCTCGGCATGGAAGGTATGCCAGTAACCGGCGTTACTGTTCACTTCGAAGCCAGTCAGGCCGTAGAGGTACAGGTGAAGTTCATGCCTGACCAGACACAAGCCGCTGGCGTGATCGAAATCCTCAAGCGTTACGAACTCCACGAGAAGCCAGATGCAGACAAAGAGGCCGATGCCACCTGAGAACATGGGTGACCCACAGTTAACTGCGGATGCAAAGGCCTTTATACCAGCCCTAGAGGTGCAAGCTTGGGTGATGGCTAACATCATTCAAGAAGACGGTCCTCTGCATAACCCTGACCACATACACCTCCTTGATGCACCGATAGCCTTCCTATGGGCTGAGAGTGGCTTTGCAAAGAAAGGCCGCTACGTTCTGGGACAAGCCGAAGAGCTTACCTTCAGAGCGGGCAAATGGCAGAAGGGCAGGCAAGAGCAACAGATGGTTGAGTGGTTCGGCACTATGCCTAGTTACCTGATCACCCTTGCTGCTGATTACTGCCGAGAGTGCTCAGACACAGAATTCTGCGCCTTAGTTGAACATGAGCTCTACCACATCGCACAGAAGACAGACGCCTTTGGTGCTCCAGCCTTTACGGAGGAGGGAATGCCAAGGCTGACCATGCGCGGCCACGACGTAGAAGAGTTCGTTGGCGTGGTAAGACGTTATGGGCCAAGCGTGGAAGTACAACAGCTAGTAGACGCCGCTAACAAACCGGCTGAGGTAGCTCACATCAATATTGCTAGGGCCTGTGGAACCTGTCTACTCAAGCTGGCATAGCCCTTGACGCACCTAGACGGAAATAACCTATGGCAGCCCTTAAAGAAGAGGTGAAGCGGTATATCGTTCATGCGCTCGCTTGCTTTGATACTCCCTCTCAAGTCGCGCAGGCGGTCAAGGAGGAGTTTGGAGTAGAGGTATCCAGGCAGCTATGTGAGCGGTACGACCCTACAAAGAGCGCCGGCCACGACCTATCGCCTAAGTGGAGAGAGTTGTTCGAAGAGACGCGCAAGCGCTTTCGTGAAGAGACTGACTCGATCCCTATAGCCAACAGAGCCTTCCGACTTCGTGCCCTGGGCCGAATGATGGAGAAGGCTGAGAACATGCGGAATATGGCTTTGGCTGCTCAGCTAATAGAGCAAGCGGCTAAAGAGGTTGGCGATGCATACGTCAACCGCAAGAACGAACCTGACAAGGGCAACGTGGACCTTGCGCAGGTGTTGGCTGAATTGATGACCAGGTTGCCCGGATGAATACAGGTCACCTACTTCTGGATCGTCAGCTAGCCCGTTGGTACAAGCTCAAGGATCATCCAGTACAGCTTGCATTGATCGATGCTGTGCCTAGCGGGATTCGCTTCCCCTTGGTTCCTGCGGGTCGCCGGAGTGGGAAGACTGAACGGTTCAAGCGATTCCTGGTAAAGCAGGCTAATGCGGTACCGGGGCAATACTTCGCAGCAGCACCTACTCATACACAAGCCAAGAAGATCTTCTGGGATGACCTAAAGGCTTTCACGCTGTCCTGCACACACAGCCGCAAGCCATCTGAATCAGACCTGATCATCTACACGCCTAACGGGAGTGAGATTCACGTCATCGGCTTGGATAAGCCGCAGCGGATTGAAGGTATCCCTTGGACGGGTGGTGGTATTGATGAGTTTGCTGACGTAAAGGCAGATGCCTGGGAAGCCAACATCCTTCCTGCACTGAATACGGTTAACCCGACCCGGCCTGACTACCGGGCATGGTGTTGGTTGCTGGGTGTGCCTGATGGCCTGAACCACTACTACGACCTCTGCCAGCAGGCGGAGACAGGGCAAGACCCAAACTTCAAGGTATTCCACTGGAAGTCGGCAGAAATCCTTCCGCCTGACGTCATGGATGCCATGAAACGGGCTATGTCAGAGAAGCAGTTCAAGCAGGAGTTTGAAGCCTCCTTTGAGACTGCAGGTGGTCGGATCTACGAGAACTACAGCACGGCCAACACGACGACTGCCACAATCGAGCCGCACGAGCAGCTGATGTGGATGCATGACCAGAACTTCACGCCCCTGTCATCTGCGATAGGGGTAAGACGAAACAACGGCAAGGACCTGTATCTGCTGGATGAGATTGTGCTCACCAGCGCCATCTCAAAGCAGTCTGCCATTGAGTTCGTCGAGAAATACAAGGACCACAGGAACAAGCACGTGCTGATCTATGGCGACCCGGCTGGTAAGGCAGGGGAGAAGCACGGCCACGCCTCTGACTACACCGATATTGAGGGTGTGTTAAAGGCGCATGGCTGGACGTACACGCGAAGGATCAAGCCAGCACATCCAGCCATCAAGGATCGCCAGAACGCAGTCAGGGCAAAGATTCGGACGGCATCCGGCGATATCAGCCTGTATGTGAATGCTACGACCGCGCCCTGGTGCCATAAGGGCCTCAGCACAGTACAGCTCAAGGAGGGCTCGACCTTCCAAGAGGACCAAACCAACCAGTACCAGCACATCACGACCGCTATCGGTTATTGCATTGATTACGAATGGCCTGCCAAGGGGCGGTTCTCGTATGACGACGTAGGATAAATACATGGGCGTAGTCACTTACCTGAATGACAAGCTGCAGAACCTGGTGGCAAACCTAGGGACTGAGCGAGACAAGGCTACGCATTCCACCTATGGCATGCCGTTCCTGTCTGATGAGCAAGCTATCAATGCCTACCGCGGCACATGGATGGCACGGAAGACCATCGATATCCCTGCCTCTGACTCGGTGCGCAAGTGGCGAGCATGGCAGGCTGACAAGAATCAGATTGGGCAGATCGAAGCTGAAGAGAAGAGGCTAGCGGTAAAGGCTAAGGTCGAAGAGGCCATGATCAAGGCGCGCCTCTTTGGTGGGGCTGCGATCTTCATTGGTACGGGTGAGCGTGATACCAGTAAGCCTCTTGATCCCAATCGAATCGGCAAGGGTGGAGTCAAGTACCTGAACGTACTGACCAAGCGTCAGCTGTCACCTACCGAGCTTGAGCGTGATGTTCAGTCGGCATACTTCGGAAAGCCTAAAGCCTTCCGGTTGGCAGGCGGGGCATTTGATATCCATCCCTCACGGCTGATTATCTTTGTCGGTGCACCGATACCTGACCAAGATCTGGTGCAGGGCAGCGAATATGGATGGGGCGATTCAGTCCTGATGTCCGTATCGGAAACGATCAAACAGGCTGATGCCACGATGGCAAACATTGCCAGCATGGTCTTTGAAGCCAAGGTTGACGTGATTCGTATCCCTGACTTCATGGCTAACGTGAACGACCAGAAGTACAGAGACAATGTACTGCAGCGGATGAGCCTTGCTGGCACAGCCAAAGGCACTAACGGAATGCTTCTCCTGGATAAGGAGGAAGAGTACGAAACCAAGTCCGCAAACTTCGGCACGCTGCCAGACGTCGCTGATCGGTTTCTACAGCAGGTATGCGCAGCTTCAGACATCCCGGCCACTCGCTATCTGAGTCAGGCTCCGGCTGGCATGAACAGTACAGGAGAGTCGGACCTTGCCAACTATTACGACCGGATCCAATCCAGCCAAGAGCTAGACCTTAGCCCGGCGCTGGAGGTATTCGATGAATGCCTGATCAGGTCCGCTCTGGGTGACCGGCCCGCCGAGATCTACTACACATGGCGGCCGCTCTGGCAGGTCAAGGCAACCGATAAGGCAACGATCGGCAAGACCACTGCTGACACGATCAAGACGCTGGCTGACACCAAACTCTTCCCTGAAGAGGTGCTTAGCAAGGCAGCCCAAACGATGCTGGTTGAGCAGGACGTAGTGCCTGGGCTTGAGACGGCAATGGCTGACTACCAGAGCAGCAGGCCCGACGAAGAACAAGCCGAGTAGAGCGGCACCCTCCGAGGTAACACATGAATCTTACAGACTCCGTAACGGTGTCCAGCGTACGCAGGACAGCCGATGGATACCTTGTGGCCGATGCAAAAGTGGCCCGAGTCGGTATTCAGGAATATCTGGGCTCAGAGCTGGGCAAGCCTGAGATGCCGATCGTTCGGGTTTATCGCCCAGCAGAGTCGGTATTCCACCAGGACGCCATGAAGTCCTACGCCTACCGGCCCATGACTAACGATCACCCAGGCGAAAGCGTCAGCGCTGACAACTGGAAGGATCACGCAATCGGGCAAACCGGTGGTGAGGTCATGCGTGATGGCGATTTTGTTCGCGTACCCCTCGTGCTGATGGATGGCAAGGCTATCCGGGACTACGAGGCGGGCAAGTGCGAACTGTCGATGGGCTACGGCGCTGAAGTCATCTTCCAGGATGGCGAGACCCCGGACGGCCAGAAATACGACGCCTATTTAGGCCCCATGAAGATGAATCACCTTGCGTTAGTTGACCGCGCCCGTGGAGGCGAGCAGCTGCGTATCGGCGATAACAAAACCCAAACCCCAAAAGGAGGCCATGACATGGCTGATCAACTGCGCACGGTCATTGTAGATGGCCTGTCCGTTCAAACCACTGACCAGGGCGCTCAGGCAATCGAGAAGCTGACCAAGCAGCTCAGCGATGCCGCGACCAATACCCAGAAGCTGGCTGATTCTCATGCCGTGGCTCTGGCTGCCAAAGACGACCAGCTGAGCAAACTTCAAGCCGCTCTGGATGATGCCAAAGCCAAGGTGCTGAGCGATGCCCAGATCGATGCTCGTGTGAAAGAGCGTGCTGACCTGATCGCCACCGCCAAGACCATCGCCGATGCTGACTACTCCGGCAAATCTGACGCCGAGATCCGCAAAGCTGTTGTGGTAGCCAAGTTTGGCGATGTCGCTATCGCTGGAAAGCCCGAAGCCTACGTTCAGGCTCGCTTCGACCTGCTGGTTGAGGACGCTGCCAAGCAGGACCCGGTCCGTAGCCACTTCCAGGCACAAGACAGCAAGCCGCAGCAGAACATCAACGACAACGGCCAGGCCGCCTATGAAGCACGCCTTCAGAATGCCTGGAAAACTGGAGGTGCTAAATAATGGCTATCCAAACTAGCTATTCCGAGAACATTCGCGCAGGCGTACCCGGCGCGCTCGTGGACATGATTCCGAAAACCCTGCTGTCCCGTAACGTCGAGGACGCAGCGGGTATCGCCTTCGGTGTGCCTGTATACCAGGGTGCTCGTGATAAGGGCGTGACTGCCACCACCGGTACCGCAGCCACCTTCGTTGGCTTCACTGTCATGGATCGCTCTGTAGCGGTTGGCAGCAAGTTCAGCCAGTACGAGTCGGCCCGTGTGATGACCAAGGGTGCACTGTGGATCACCGCTCCTGCCGCTGTAACAGCAGGCGCAGCAGTCGTGATCGGCGGCGTGACTATCCCCGGCGCTCGTTACGACACCAGCGCTGCAGCTAACCAAATCGTTCAAGTCCGTCTGGGCTAAGGAGTAATTAATGTCCGCAATCAAGCTTCTGGACGCCCAGGCCGCAATGGGCTTTGTGACGTCGCAGACCTCTTACATCGAGCGTCAGGTTAACGAGATTCAGTATCCTGATATCCAGTACCCACAGCTGGTACCGGTCGATACCACTGCAAGCCCGTGGGCGAAGACCGTTACCTACTACTCTTCCGACAAGTTCGGTAAAGCAGGCTGGATTAACGGCAACTCCGACGATATCCCAATCGCTGGCACCGAGAAGACCAAGAACGAGACCGCTGTGTATACAGCAGGTATTGGTTACGCCTACGGTCTGGAAGAGATCAGCCAAGCACAGATGCTGGGCATTAACCTTCCTGGTGACGATGCTCAGGCGGCTCGTCGTGCCTACGAAGAGATGGTTGATCGTGTTGTTATCGGTGGTGATGCATCCAAAGGCTTCTATGGCCTGATCAACGCACCGGGCGTGACTGTTGGCACTGCCACCACTGGTAACTGGGCGACTGCGACACCTGCCCAGATCCTGGCTGACGTCAACAACCAGCTGACAGGCCAGTACACCGGCACGCTGTACACCGCTCCGGTCGATACTCTTTTGTTGCCTTACTCGGCTTGGCTTCTGCTGACCACTCGCATGGTTAGCGATCTGTCCACCGAGACAATCTTCAGCTGGCTACTGCGTAACAACGTATACACAGCTGTTACTGGTCAGCCGCTGTCTGTTCGTGGTCTTCGCCAGCTGGATACAGCCGGTGCTGGTGGCACTCGCCGCATGGTGGCCTACCGTCGTGATCCTTCGGTTGTGAAGGTGCACATCCCAATGCCGCACCGCTTCCTGCCGGTGTTCCAGGCTGGCCCGATCCGCTACGAAGTGCCCGGTATCTTCCGCCTCGGCGGTGTAGATGTTCGTCAACCACTGCTGTTCTCCTACGTAGACGGCATCTAAGGGGGTTCCCATGGCTGAAGTTACCAACAACCACGACAAGACTCCGATCGAAGTGGCGGGGGTTCGTCTCCTGCCCGGCCAGACCGCTGAAGTCGCTGATTGGGACAAGTTCAAGGACCGTCAGAACATCAAGTATTACCTTGATGAAGAGCTTCTGAGCGTTAAGGCCAGCTCAGTAAAGCCATCCAGTGATGACGGCGACAAGCAAGCTTTACTGGATCAGCTAAAGGCCTTGGGCGTTGACGCTGCTGCTAATAGCAAAGTCGAAACCCTGCGCAAGAAGCTGGACGAAGCTCAGAAGGCCGCTCAGGAGCGTCAGGCTGTTACTGATGAGTTGACTGCCTTGGGCGTTGAGTTCGACCAGTCCGAAAGTCTGGAAGGCCTCAAGGCCAAGCTGACTGAAGCCAAGAAGTAATCACCCGGGCGGTTCGCCGCCCACTTATTCCTATACATCCATGGCGCATCAGGGTTTTGGCATGGTCGCCTGAATACAATGGAGCTGGAAATGACCTACCCACGCCACCTCCCAGTATCTCTGGGGCCGGTATACGATCACCTGGAAGATAGAGACCGGTTCAGTGGACTGATGACCACTGGTACAAGCATCTTCACCAAGCACCTGTTTGGTCGGATGAAGACTCAGCCAGCGGCAAATGCGATCACCTTTCACATGATTATTGAAGTCGAAACCGACTTCCTCGGGTTTCGCATCGGTATCCCAAACATCCACACGGCAGCGGTAACCGGCGTCAAAGCTTGTGTAGGAGTGGTTGCAGCCGTTCCCGCCGCTGACTACCAAGTCTTCACTACTCCTGAAGCCAGCGAATGGGTAGACGTCACTTGGAACAACGGCGCGGCGACAGTCGACTTGCCAATGCGGATAGCTGAAGAGCGTTATAGCTTGCCCTGGTCAGACATGGTTTACCTTCCCAGCATCGCTCGGACGGATTCGGCATCAGGTCGGCCATTGATCATGGTTCGTATCGAGTATCCAGCAGGCTCTACGCTGACTACTCCATACAATGACCTGTACTACTGGCGAGGCGCTTCGGCTCCCCGGATTTACCGCAGCACCAACCAGGAAGTTCAGGGCGTTACGAACAAGGCGACGTTCACCCAGAACAACATTGTGACCTCTAGTGGCGATGCTAAGGCCGTCGTACCAGCAATTCAGTACATGACGACCAAGCGCGGTCATCAAGTGATGATCATGGGCGACAGTATCCAAGAGGGGCTAGGCGGCAACGTCAGGGACTATGGAGCCATCCAGCGCACCTGTTATGAATTGAGCACTCCTGAGCGGCCAATTGAATACTTCAATGCAGCGCTACACGCACAGGCACCTGACCTGTATAGCCGGATGATCGAAGACCACATCGACATGGTTAGACCTACGGTGTTGAGCTATGCACCTTGGTCGGGCAACGATGTGGCGGCCAATACAGGGATGACTGTAGCGGCCCAGCGCCGATATAAGGCAGCACTTGGAAGGGTCTATGCAGCGCTACAGCAGCGCAACATGCGACCAATCATCTTCTTCCCCGAGGCTACTCCGGTTAACACCAACTACCGCAATGTAGGGGCTAACGACCAGATCCGCCGTGACTACAACGCCAAGTTCTTGCCGGGTGTCGTGAACGGGGTGGTATTCAAAGGGTATGCCGCCGCTATCACAGGCGATCGAGACGCGGCAGGCCAGGATCAGATCAAGACAGGCTTTACCGGCGACAACGTCCATCCGAATGATGCTGGCTACGACGCCTTGAAAGAAATCGTAAAGCCTTACTTCAAGCGCCTGCTGGCGTTACTCCCATAACGAAAGGGCTGAAACCATGGTTCAGTTTTACGGATCGGTAGAGGGGGCAGATGCCTACCATACCGACATGGGTAATTCAGCCTGGACGGGTGATAACGCAGCTAAATCGGCTGCGTTGCTCCGGGCCTCCGTCTATATCGACGGACGTTACCGTAAGCAGCTTGCATCTGGCCGTTGGGAGTCGATGTTTCCCGGCAGCAAGACGGCAGCAAGGGGGCAGGAGCGGGAATGGCCTCGCACAGGCGCTACTGACTACGACGGCAACCCCATCCCTGATGACGAGGTTCCGGTTGAGGTCGAGTACGCCACGTATGAAGCCGCTATTCGCGAGCTGTCATCCCCAGGCAGCCTGAGCCCTGACTTTGTCGCAGCTGCTGCGATTAAGCGCGAGAAGGTTGGGCCTATTGATACGGAGTACGCGGTGTCGGCCGACGGCGGTTCTGCTGACTCGGTGCGTCCTGTGATCACCGTAATAGACGAGATCATCGCGCCTGTTCTGGTGGCTCGCTACGATCTACCTGGAGTGATGGTGGTATGACCGAAGCCGAGATCCTGCGCAATATTGAAGGACTTGAACCAAGACTTCAGCGCGCCTACCTGGATCAAATACGCTCGGTCGTTGATGCAGCCACTATTGCAGAGATCGAAAGGCTGATAGAGCAGCAGGATGAGCGCGGCGTCAGCGAGCTGCTGTATCTGGGTGTCTTCGCTGCATTGATGGAGGCTAGCCGCGCCGCCTACATGGCTGGGGCTACATCGGAGAAGGTGAAGCCGTCGCGACCAGGCGCGAAGCCGATAGAGTTTGATGTCAACCAGCCTGAAGCCCAGGCCGACATCCAGAAGGGTGCAACGGATCTACTGGAAGAGATATCCCGTAACCAGCGTGAAGCCATTCGTGCAGTCATGCAGGCGGGAATCAGTCGAGGCCAGACGGCCAGAGAAACGGCGCTCGACATCATCGGCAGAGTGAATGCCCAGACTGGTAACCGGTCAGGCGGGGTGATTGGACTTGCTGGCAATGATGCACAGGCCATTGTTCGAGCCACTGAACAGCTCATGAGTGGCGACCCGGTGCAGCTCAGGCAGTACCTGACCCGCGCCGATAGAGATAAGCGGCTGGATGGCATCGTTCAGGAGGCTATTGAATCAGGAAATCCAGTAAGTAAAACCGACGCCAAGCGGATAATTGGTCAGTACGCAGACCGAAAGCTCCAGGCTAGGGCCCAGATGATTGCCCAGTCCGAGGCTCACAAATCCTATAACGCAGGCTGGAATCGGCTGTATGCCCAGCTCCTGCAGCAGGACGTACCGCCTGAGTCAGTCGAAAAAATATGGCGGAGCAAGGGTGACGAGAAGGTCCGTCATTCCCATGCGCTGCTAAATGGCCAGCGGGTTCAGTTCAATCAGCCTTTCCAGTCGCCTAAAGGGGCTCAAATGATGTTTCCTGGCGATGATTCACTGGGCGCTGGTTGGGATGAGTTAGCCCACTGCCGTTGCACTGTTTCCTACCGCGTCAAACGGGCACCTAAAGAGTAAACCTCATGGCGGATATCTATGATCGCGGCAAAGCCTTGGCTATCCGCATGCTGGCCCCGCGTTCGAAAGGCGGTAAGGGGCTAGAGATGACTCTGATCAAGACAACTGAGGCTGAATACAACCCTGATACCAGTACCTATGAAGGCGGTACCGTTGAGTATCAAGGATCAGCTCTACGTGACAACTACGCCGAAGAGGACATCGATAACACGAATATCCTCACGAGCGATGTGAAATTCATTATTTCGCCGGTCCAGCTGGATGGGTCTGATATGCCCCGAATTTCAGACGGTGATCAGATAGTTTTCAACGGCGATACCTACGGTGTAGTGAATGTCTCCCCATGGAATTTCGCAGGCCTGACAGTTGGTTTCGAAGTCCAGGCAAGGAGCTAAGCATGCCTCGTGGATCTCACATGACTACCCGCTACGGCGGTTTGAATGGCAGCTTCTCTCTGCAGATTGAAGAATTCCAGAAGAAGGCGCTAGAGGCGATAGGGCAGACATTCAAGGACGTCGTTATCCAAGTCGGCGAGACGCTTGTAAACCTTTCCCCTGTAGACACAGGGAGGTTCAAGGCTAACTGGCACGCATCTCTGGATCGCGTTGAGCCAGCCACCTTTGATGATTACGACAAAGAGGGTGATGAAACCATTGCTTCCCTGATTGCGGCCTTCAATGACCTACAGCCAGGGCAGACGGTTTACATCGTCAATAACCTACCGTACGCCATCCCCTTGGAGTATGGACACTCACAAACCCAAGCGCCTGCCGGCATGGTCCGCTTAACCGTTGCTCAGTTTCAAAAGATCGTCCGAGAAGCTGCCGAGAAGAACCGCATATGAGCCATAGACTTTGCAGGCAGCTGTTAGAGGCCAGACTTGTTTCTTGGGCCAGTACCAAGGCATTGCATGTTCAGCTCCAGAACGGAGCAACCTATACGCCAAAATCTGGCGAAACATACCTGACCGCCACCCTGTTACCGGCGTTGACTGACTCAGAAACACTGTCGGGCGACCACAGGGAATACACCGGCATATTTCAAGTCAGCGTTGTGACGCCGGCAGGGAAGGGAGCTGGGGCAGGGGAAGCCTTGGCGGATGAGCTTGCCGCTCTGTATCCGCTCAACGACCGCTTAAGTAAGGGTGCCTTTATCGTCCAGATCATCACTCCTATGGCCGTAGCCCGGTCGATCCAAGGCGATACCGATTTCACCATCCCGGTCAGCCTGACCTACCGCGCCGACACTATCTAAATTCGCCCGTTGGGCAAGCCAAGACCCGCCTAGTGCGGGTTTTTTATTG